GCGCAGATTTACGAGATTACCGGCATATCGGACATTATTCGAGGTCAGACCGCCGCTTCCGAAACCGCTACCGCGCAGCAGATCAAAGGTCAGTATGCCGGTCTAAGGCTCCGTAGTATGCAGGAGGAAGTTGCTCTATTTGCTTCTGAGCTTATCAGGCTAAAAGCGCAGGTAATTTGCTCTAAATTCCAGCCTAAAACCATCCTTGAATACGCCGCTGCCGAGCAGATGAGCGAGGCCGACCAAGCTCTAGTGCCGCAAGCCTTGATGCTGCTGCAAGATAGTCCGTTGCGAAACTTCCGAATTGAGGTGGACGCTGATAGCCTGGTCCAACTTGACGAGCAGCAAAACAAGAAAGACCGCGTGGAGTTTCTGACCGCGTTTGGTTCTTTCATGCGGGAAGCGTTACCTGTAGGCCAACAGTCACCAGAGCTTGTCCCTATGCTGGTAGAACTGATGAAGTTTGGCGTGGGCGGGTTTAAGCAAGCCAAAGCAATAGAAGGCACGCTAGACGTGGCGTTGGAGCAGATCAAGCAGAAAGCCGCTGCAAGCCAACAGAACCCGCAACAGCGCCCTGACCCCGAAATGATGAAGCTCCAGGCTCAACAACAGTTAGAGCAAGCCAAAATGCAAGCCGCAGCACAGTCCGACCAGATGCGGGTGCAGGCAGACGCTCAGGCAGCGCAAATGAAGGCGCAGCTCGATGGGCAAATGCACCAGTCCAAGATTCAAGCTGAGATGCAACTGGCGCAAATGCAGGCTCAGATTGAAGATCAGAAAATGCAGCACGAAATGGCTATGAAGGCGCAGACCGCCGCGGCAGAGGATGAATTTAACCGTTGGAAAGCGGAACTTGAGGCTGCGACTAAGGTCTTGGTTGCCAGAATTGGTGCAAATCCGGGCGTGGATGTGCCTTTAGTTGAGGCAGCCACGGCAGCAAGTGACCGTATTGCCTCGGAATTGGGCGGTAATGTGCAAAACGCTTTGCAAACTATAGCAGCAATGCACCAAAACATGAACGATATGCAAAACGCAACAATGGAGAAAATGGACAATGTTATGTCGGCTGCTACTGCTAAAAAGCGGATTATTCGCGGGCCTGACGGTAAAGCTATTGGCGTTGAAGTTGTCCAATGAATGGAGGTTGGGACACCGGTACGTGGAACGATGCGACCTGGGACTATGTAACGCCCCTTGTTGAGTTTGATACGCATGATGGCGATTACCTTAAAAAGAAGTTTGCAAAAGAAATTGCAGATAAGGCGCGTCGTAAGGCAGAGATTGTTTATGCGTTTGAAAAGATTGGAGAGGGTAGGCCAGACATAGCGGAGGCGATAGCCGCGCCGTTTATGGAAACCAGAGCAGCAACATTGCCGGCAATTGATTACGACCGGATGCTGGAGGATTTGGACAGAGTGCAACGGATATGGGAATTGCACATCGAGCTTGATGACGAGGACGTTTTAGCCCTGCTATGAGAAAAAGCTGGATTTACGTTGATGGCGTTGCGATAGAAAAGGGTGATTACACGCCAGATCACCACTATGTCATGCCTGACATACAACCTTATCAGTCTATGGTTGACGGCAGCATGATTACCAGCCGCAGCAAGCACCGAGAACACTTGCGGGAGCATAACTGCTTTGAAGTTGGCAATGAGCGTATGGAGAGCAAGCCTGTCCCCATTCAAGATACCCGCAAGGACGTATTGAAAGCGCAGTTGTCAAACATGACGCACTCGCAAGCAAACAAGATACTTAACAAGTTGCGCGACGATATTCGTTTCACCCGTAATTAAACCCCCACAGGGAGTATTAAATGGCAGACCTAAATGAGATTGTTCCGGTAGAAAATGCAGATGCACGCCGTGATTTGCTTGCACAGCAGTTTGACGAGGTAGAAGCGGCTCCCGAACCCGCACGCGACGATACGGGCAAGTATGCGAAACCCGCGCCTGAAGCGGCTCCAGCAGCCACAGAAGCGGTTGAAGAACCCGTCTGGAAACGTCCTCCTGCAAGCTGGAAAAAAGATTATCACGAGGTTTGGCAAGGTGCTGACGATAGGCTAAAGGAATACGCCTTTCAGCGCGAAGAACAGATGAAAGCCGGTATCGAGCCGCTGAAGTCTAAAGCGCAGTATGCCGACCAGATGCAAGAGGTCATTGCACCGTATATGCAGACGATTACCGGCCTGGGGATTGATGCGCCAAAAGCGGTCAAAGCTCTGATGGAGGCTGACCATATCCTGCGGACTAGTCAACCCCATGAAAAGCAGCAATATTTCGCTAGACTAGCGCAGAGTTATGGTATAAATTTAAGCGATGTAGGTGGCTTGCAACAACAAGCCCCTGTTGATCCGCAGTTTTACGCGCTTCAAAACGAGCTTAATTCTGTTCGTGGCGAGGTGCAAAACTGGAAGCAGCAGCAGGAACAGCAGCAGAACCAAGTTTTGTTGGGAGAGATAAATCAATTTTCCCAAAAAGCAGAGCATTTTGAAGAAGCGCGGCCTGTCATGATTCAACTCCTACAGAGTGGCGTGGCGACCGATTTGCAAGATGCTTATGAGAAAGCTATACGCCTTGATGCAGGTCTTTTTGAAACCGTTCACCAAAGCCAACAAGCTACGGCAGACGCGGCGAAAAGAACTGTAGCCGATAGGGCAGCGAAAGCTGCAAGGGCGGCAGCGGTGAGTGTGCGAGGTTCCACACCCGGAGCAGCGACCCAATCCAAAGCGCAAGATCGTCGGGCGCTACTTGCTGAGCAATTTGACAGCATGAGTGACCGGCTTTAATTCACTTTCTAAGGAGCTAAATCATGGCATTTGCCAATAGTTCTGTCAGTGACATCATTGCGACCAACATTCAAAGTCGCTCCGGTGAGCTGGCAGATAACGTTTAAATTAGACGTTAAAAAACTTCGTGAATTCGGTGAAAAGCTGCGATGCCAACACCGAGCCAAGCGGCAAAGTTAAAAGGTTGCTGAAGGTGTAACGACTAGGACAAGGCGGAAGCTGAGTCCCACGAGCGCGAAGCGTAAGTATCAACCACAGAGGGGTATCCCAAATGGTGACAATATACGGATTAGAGGATGCAAGTACCGGCGCGGCTTACATAGGTTGCACAGCAGGTAAGCCTGGCAAGCGAATGCGAGAGCATAGAAGTTTGCTGAAAGCGGGAAAGCATAGCTCTACAAAGTTGCAAGAAGCGTGGAACGATCACGCTGGACAGTTTCAGATGCGGGTGCTTGAAACGATGCCAGCAGAAGTTTCGGTGATTGAGAAGCGTGAGCGCGAGTTGTCTTGGATGAAACATTACAGGGCGCAAGGCTTGTTGCTAAACGAAAATGAAGTTTCGTTTCAACCAACACCTTATGCTATTGCCAGAGGACGATTAGCGACAAAGGCGAGGGCGGGAACTTTTACGCAATCACCTGAAAGCAACTTAAAACGTAGATTGGCGCAGCTTGGAAAGCCGAAAGGTCATGGCGCAAAGATTAGTGCCACCAAGCAAGCGAAAAACTTGCGATGAGATAGTCTGCTCTGCACATAAAAGGAATGTGCAGGTTTCGGATAAAGAGCCGAAACGTAACGATAGGACAAATAACAATGCACTACTTCGGCGCTTGACGGAACGCGGGAATGTTAAGACTTTTTCCGGCGGGAATATCATACTCCAGGAGATTATGTACAATGACGCGGCTTCAAATAATACCAATAGTTATTCAGGGTTGACTTCTAGCCCCTCTGTTTATTTGCATTAAGCAAGTTTACAAAGCAAATGGGATGAATTCGGTGAAAACCTTTAACCGTAAGCAAGTTAAAGATAATACCGAGCCAAGCTGTATATGTAAGGCGAAAGCCTGAGGGATACAGAAGGTGTAACGACTAGGTTCCGAGCGAAAGCGGTAATGAACCCACGAGCTTCCCACCCGAAAGGGATGATATAGTCTGAACAATATGGTGACATATTGAAGTTTAGGATAAAGAGCCTAAACGTTAACAAAATTGATGAAGTGCTTAACGTGTCGCAAAACAGCCCCATCTCGGCGGCGCAGTTTGGTATCACCCAGTACGCATCAGAGGTTTCGATTAGCGGTCTGGAAATGATCCAAAACAGCGGCAAAGAGGCCATTATTGACCTGCTGGACGGTCGTATGAATGTGGCTGAAGCGCAGCTGGCTAACCGTATTGGATCGGATATTTATCTGGACGGAACTGGTAACAGCGGGAAAAACATCACGGGTCTCGGCGCTGCCGTTCCTGATGCGCCTACCTCTGGAACCTACGGTGGCATTAACCGCGCAACCTATACGTTCTGGCAGTCCGTAGCTTATTC